CAACAAGCGTTAGCAGACCCTAGAGTTGCTATTGAAGCAGGTAAATATATGACTGACAACAATAAGGAACTTGGTGTTGATGAAGAAGGTGGTGTTTCAATACAAAATAAGGAATAATATATGAGTGAAAATAGAGTTGAGATAACTTCTGATAACACAAATGTTTCCGTAGAAGAACAAGCAAAACAACAAGAAAATGTTATTGCTGATGGAAACGAAAATAGAGTAGAACTCGATACAGATGCAAAGCCTACAGAAGCTAGACCTGACTGGTTACCTGAAAAATTTAAATCAGCAGAAGATTTAGCAAAGGCATATTCTGAATTAGAAAAGAAACAATCAGCACCTACAGAAGAAGCACCTACTGAACAAGTAGCAGAAGGTAATGAACAGACTGATGGTATTGATAAATACTATGATGAATATGCTGAAACAGGTGAAATATCTGAAAAGTCTTATGGTGAACTTTCTAAAATGGGTTTATCAAAAGAATTAGTAGATGGTTATATTGCAGGTCAAAAAGCTATAGCAGACCAAGATGTAAAAGCTGTACATGATACTGTAGGCGGTCAAGAAAATTACGCTAAAGTATTAGAATGGTCAGCACAGAATTTAACTGATGCAGAAAAAGAAGCATTTAATTCTACATTAGATAATGGAAGTTTAGAACAAGTAAAACTTGCTGTATCAGCTATTGCAGGTAGAGCAGGAGTATCAGCAACGGAACAACCACAAATGATTGAAGGTGATACAAACCCTTCTAACCCTGAAGTGTTTGAAAGTGTTGCACAAGTTACTTCAGCAATGAATGACCCAAGATACGATAAAGACCCTGCTTACAGAAAACAAGTAGAAGAAAAATTAGCTAAGAGTTCAGTATTCTAATGCGTAACTACAGGTCGGAATATAAGAATTATCATTCTAAGCCTGAACAGAAAAAACGTAGAGCAAAAAGAAACTTAGCTAGAAGAATAATGAAGAAAAAATTAGGCTCTAAAATTAATGGTAAAGACATAGACCATAAAGATAGAAACCCTAATAACAATTCACGTTCTAATTTAAGAGTAACATCTAAATCTAAAAATAGGTCAAGAAATGCTTAACTTTATATTACCAGTATTGAAGAACCCACTAACTAGAATGATTGGTCAGAAAGTTATTGGTGGTATTCAACATAAAATAGAAAAAGATAAGATTATCAAAGCTAAAGAAATAGAAGCGATAAAAACTGTAAACGTAGAACAAATCAAAGCTAGTACAACGTCATGGAAAGACGAATATTTAGTTGTGATTTTTGGTTTAGTTTTTGTTGCAAATTTCGTTCCTCATTTACAAGACTACATGGAAAGAGGTTGGCAGATACTAGAAAGTGCAGACCCATTATTTTGGTACGCCATGTTAGCTCTTATATCAGGAAGTTTTGGTATGAACTTAACTAACAAACTAAAAGGTAAAAAATAATGTCACTTTACAGGAACATAAACAGACGCAAAAAGCTCGGTATATCGAGAAGTAAGAAAAAATCTACTATTACACCTGAAGCATATGCAAATATGAAGAAAGGTTTTCCAAAGAAAAAATCATAAGGAGATATAACTATGCCAAGTCATTACGGTAAGAAAAAAGGCGATTTAAATAAAGATGGTAAAATGTCAAAGTATGAAACAAGACGAGACAGAGCCATTAAGAACGCCATAATGAAAAAGAAAAGAAATAGTCTTAAAGTTAAAGTTTAGTGGCCAAGAAGAAGAATAATCTTCTTTCCAAAGAACTATTTGAAACTAGAAGTAAATTTAGAAAAACTTCGATTGGTAGGAGACCAAGCCTACAAAAAATGAATAAGTCTAAGCGCAAAAACTTTAAAAAATATGTCAGTCAAGGAAGGTAAACCTTTAAATAAAATTATTAGAGACCCTAAAGGTAGCAAAAAATTTAAAGTATTTGTTAAAAATAAAAGTACAGGAAATATCAAGACAATCAGATTTGGCGATAGAAACATGAAAATTAAACGTGGTTCTGACGCAAACCGTAAATCATTTATGGCACGACATGGTGCGACCCTTAAAAAAGTAAAAGGTCAAAAAAATCTTTCCCCAGTATATTGGGCAATGAGGTCTTGGAAACTTGGTACGAAAATCAGTTAAGAAGTGTAAAAAATGTTTTTGTAAGTGTCATTGTAAGATGCCACTTCATGCAGACAATTACGGTACTTGTACTTGTGTCACTTGTAAGTGCAAAGTTAAAAAGAAAAAATTAAGTGAAGATGAATTTTGGAAAACAATGTCTAAAAGATTTAACAAATAGTACCATCTCTCATTAGAGAGGTGCTAACACAAATTCAGAAAAGATTGCCAGTTACGACTGATAACCTTCTGACTATGGAAAGTAAGTTAGATAATTATAAACCAATAAAATATAACATAGGAGTTATAAACAATGTCAAATGCAACTATATCAAGCATTGGTCAGGTTAATTCCTCAGGTGATGCTAATGCGTTATTCCTAAAAGTATTTTCAGGTGAAGTTTTATCAACTTTCCAAAAAGAAAATCAAATGCTAGGAATGACAAATGTTAGAACTATTTCTAACGGCAAGTCAGCTTCATTCCCTGTTACAGGTACGGTTTCGAGCAGTTACCACACAGCAGGAGCAGAAATTACTGGTCAAGCAGTTAAACACAACGAAAAAGTAATTAGCATAGATGATATGCTACTTGCAGACACTTTTGTTGCTGAAATAGAAGAATTAAAATCGCATTATGATGTCCGTTCCATCTATAGTAAAGAGATGGGGCAGGCTCTCGCTAATACGGTTGATAAGCACCTTTTATCTTTAGCAATCTTAGCGTCAAAAGCTAGTGCAACAATATCAGGCGGTAATGGCGGTACAGAAATTACTGACGCTGATGCAAACACAAATGCTACTTCATTGATTTCTTCAGTTTTCGAAGCAATTCAAAAATTAGATGAGAACAATGTACCTACAGCAGGTAGAGTTTGTATCGTAGCACCTGACCAATATTATCAACTAGCAAACGTAGATAAATTAGTAAACAGAGATTTCTCTAGAGATAACGGAGATTTCGGAAAAGGGACTGTCATCTCAATCGGTGGCGTACCTGTTGTTAAATCAAACACAGCAGTAAGCGTGTTTGGTCAAGATTTATCTTCAGCTATTAGCGGAACAAACAATACTTACAACGTAGATGCTTCAAACCACTACGCTGTTGTAATGCACAGTTCAGCTATTGGTACAGTTAAATTAAAAGACTTAGTCATGGAAAGCAATTACGACCCAAGAAGACTTGGTACGTTAATGACAGCTAGAATGGCTTTAGGTCATGGTATTTTAAGACCTGAAAGTGCAGTATCAATCAAAACTGCGTAATCAGTCATAATACTTACAGTACAGGGGAGATTAATTTTTCCCCTGTGCTTTATATAGGAGAACAACATGATGTGTTGGTTATGTAAATTAATTAAAAAAATTAAAAAGAAAATAGACGATTACTTCGATAGCTTTTTACCTTAATGACAATACAAACAAGAACAACAGAATTAGAAGCTGTTAATACTATTCTTAGTACAATCGGTGAAGCACCTCTTAATACATTAAGTGGTAGTTTACCTGTTGATGGGACAATAGCTAAAAATGTATTGTCAGAAGTCGCAAGAGAAGTACAATCAGAAGGATTTCATTTTAATACACATTACAAAGTAACATTATCTAGAGACACAGATAATAAAATACCTTTAGCTACAAACGTAGTTAGAGTTGAGTTAGACCCAAATAGAGAAAGTAAAAGCAACTATGACATAGTACAAAGAGATGGTTTCTTATACAATCTTGCAAAGAATACAGAAGTATTTGATAAAAACTTTGAAAATGTAAAAGTTGTATATCTATTACCTTTTGCAGAAATACCTGAACAAGCTAAAAGATATATTACTATAAGAGCATCAAGAATATTCCACGATAGAACTTTAGGTGCAAACACTTTACACAAATTTACTTTAGAAGATGAAGAAAAAGCACTTACAATTTTAAGACAGGCAGAAACACAAACAGGTGATTACACAGTATTTGATACACCTGAACAAGCATACACAATATCAAGAAACAATAGGGTTTACTAATGGCTTTAGTCTCACGTACAATTCCAAATTTAGTACAGGGGGTATCACAGCAACCCGAAGTGCTTCGACTAAATAGCCAAGCATCAGAGCAAATTAACGGTTTCAGTTCAGTAGTAGAAGGATTAAAAAAGAGACCTAATACTTCTCACGTTGCAAAATTATCTAGTAGTGCTTTTGGTAATGCTTTTATTCACACTATAAATAGAGATACAAGTGAACGATACATTGTAGTTTTAACTAACGGTGCTATTGCAGTATACGATATTAACGGTGTACAAAAAACAGTAGTTAATCAAACAAACGCTACAAATTATTTAGCAAGTAGTAATCCTAAACAAGATTTTGTTTGTGTTACTGTTGCTGATTTTACTTTCATAGTTAATAAAGGCACTACAACTGCAATGAAGGCAACAACTTCACCTGCAAAAGTAGAACAAGCAGTTTACTCTGTATTACAAGGTGTAAACTCTACAAAATATTCAATAACAATAGACAGTACTACGTATGACTTTACGTCTTCT